TATCTGTAAAGGACACTGTTCGTAACAGCACCTGGACTGGTGGCTCCGGCTTCCACTAGAAAACCAGATCCGTTTACGGACGCGCCCACTCCTAGAGTGGGGTCCGTAGTGTACAGAGAGTCTCTGACACTACGACGCCCTCCGGAACGAATATCATTCGCTTCGGAACTTCTAGCCCACGACCGTGGGCTAGAACCGATCCCGAGAGATTCTCGAGATCCGTCTCGAAGACTGGAGTAGTACAGTCTTCCGGCTTATTTTGAGATAGATTTTTCTCAAGCATAAGCTCCCTAACTGCCCATGGCCTACTGTCGTAGGCCGCTGGGGTAGGATCAATACCGTGCCGACGTGATACGTCCGGCGCGAGCATATTCCTAAACAGATAGGGCCGATCGATGAGGTTAAGCGCCTCCTCGACCAATATTAACCCATGGCGCTTCGCCAGAGTTATTTTGTCAGACGTTCGCATATGCGCGAAGTCTGTCGGGTCGACCTGAGCTATCAGCTCCAGGTCATCCTCAGTGCAACCCTGGGTCAGTTCGACCTGTGAAAGCACACCTCTGACCTGGTCAAGGACCAGATCGGAGGAAATCCCTCGAGCACGTGCATTCGTGGCGAAAGTCGCCAACGTTTGCTGCTCCAAGAGAGTTGAACTCCCGTGCAATGCACGGGAGATCGCGGATTTGTGATTCTCAGAAATGTGATTTCTGAAAATCGACCGCAGTTCCAACTCAGAGAGATGGAACGCCGGTACTCCGAGTCCTCCCAACTTGATTGGGAGATACCGGAGCGCCCGATTGGCAGGCAAGAATGTTTTCATTCGTTGCTCATACCGGGCTGAGACCATAGGAACTATGGCCTCAAAACCGCCTCCGAGCCAAGCCAGCATTCCGTGAATCTGGCGTGCCTTGCCAATGGCAGGGTTTGGCTCGTCTTTCCCCTCGTGTTCTTTAGCACAAGGAGAAAGAAGCCGCACCTTCATCGCATCGATGTGAGGGTGGCTCTGGTAGTTCCGCTGGTGAAGTGGAGTGTCCACTCCCCAGATCTCGGAACTATCCAAGTTTACCGTGAGGATCATCTCCTCACAGTAATAAGCACCACGGGAACTTATGAAGTTCTGCGGCCATGAAACGGACATTCCGTTTAAAGCATGGTTCGTCGTAATACGACGAAGGTACTCAATAGGTCCCTGCGCTAGGTGATCGTCACCAGAGCAGACAAAGTGCCTCCAGCGTTTCGCTGGGGCGCCTCTTGACCTCTTCAGGTGGCGGAGAAACTCCGCATCTGAAGTCTCCATCATACCAAGATGGTATCGAATGAAGGACTCCCACTCAGCACAAAGGTTGTGCATGGTGAGTACGAATTTCGCTCCGGGATCTCCCATTAGGACACCCCGGACAGTCTCAGAATCGAGGAAATCCTCGAGATCTGTCTCGTATATGCGTCCACTGCAGAGCAACTCTGCACAAGCGCGGAGGTAGGGGGATTGCTCCCCTATACCTTCCAGGAAGCCCTCGAACATTGCTCGAGAGCCCTCATGGGTACAGAAATCTGTAGCCGTGGTGAGGTCAGACGACAGAAAATACGTCGTCTGATTCGGGACGGGCGAAACGTTTCTTAAACGCTTCACCCATTCATATCCCTGCCATCCCCGGGTCAAACCCGTGGTAACGGAAGGGTGAGTTTTCACCACACCTAATAGGTGGTGCGAAAACGGCTGAAGTACCATCGTTAAGATGTCTTCGCCAACTGTGACGACCCGGGACTTTGCCCCGGGCTCGCCAATGGTACTGGCCCGAATGCTCGGGACAGTACCGCCCTTTCTAAGGACGTTCTCCGATTTGTAGAACGATCCAGCCAGGATGTCATCCTGGATGCACATCTCGATACTCCACTGCAGGATTTGAAATCCTGTAGCAGAGTCGAGTCCATAGAGAGGATCTTGATATTTGAAATTTTCAAAATCAAGAATAAAGTCTTCAGCGGAATCCGCGAAGACTTTTGTACTGTCATATACAGGGCTTTCCCTGCACATGGTAGTCCAAACAGGCATACCGCTTATCAAGCGGTACGGCTGTCCAAACCAGGTCACGGATTCCGTGTCCTCGTCTGATATTCTTGTTGCCCAGGCTCGGAACTTTTCCGAGACTTCGGCAGCCCTGCCACCATCCTTCACCGGCGAGTCAATACTCGCCGAGGATGTTAGCGACAGGTGTCCCTCCGATTTCGTTTTCGGAGGCAAGTTCCGTTTGATCGACCGTCCTATTAGTACGCTCAATCGACGAAGGATCGCAATGCGGTCATCGCTTAATGCCGAGGGTGTATGAATTAACGTCTCTGCGTGCTTTCGCAAAGACGTATCCCTCGTACGTTGGCCTCCGGCAGGAAAGTTCCTGCCGGTAACCAGATGTTGAAGACGAGTTGCCTCGTGCTTCGACATCACTCCCCGAGTCCAGACTGATGTCAGCCATGGACAAAGGGCCGCCCATAGAGCGGGAAGTTCGGTCGCAGGAAATTCCTGTTCAGAACCGAAGCCCGGAAAATCATCCGGCCGCTCCGGAAGAGGCGTTTGACTGTCAAGCGCCTTCCATTTAAGCAAGGTGGAAAACTTTTTCCACTGCTTACATAGCCTGTCGGTACTAAAAGTACCGAGGCTATACGCCCAAGACATAAGTTTTATGTACTCAGGCATTCCGTAGAATTTATTCAAATTCTCCGGCGTCGAGGTGATCAAATTATCATTGATCGCCTCGATAGCATTTGATAGACGTTTTAGTCCATCTTTGTCCAGCGCACAGATCTTCTCTGCGACGCTGGCGCTAAGAGGTGGGGTCGCATTGCGTACCCGCTCTAGCCGCTTCCGGAGGGGTTCCCTCTTTCCGAAGCTTCCTATCGAGACCGAAAGTGGTCTCGGTAGGTATGTTTCGACCTGGTGCGCAAGGCGCACGGGGTCGAGCAACGGATCCAGTGATCCGTTGGATTCGGCATTTTGTCCCTTCATCAAGTATGAAGCCTGAGCCACTACTGGTAAAGGGGATTCTCACAGATAATAT